GGACCTTTCGGAAAGGGGGAAAATCCATACGGATTTATTACAAACTAAACAAATAACTAAACAAAAGAATAGTGATTAAGTGATACTTAAATAAAACTTAACCAAACGTACACAAGGGGGGAGCGAATCACCTCCACCGTGGGCTGAGCCAAAGCCGCAGTACTCCACGGGCAACAAGATCAATTCAATAAATCGGTAGGATCACATTCTATATCCTAACGAACCAACTCATACAATTACAAGAGTTATTTCTGGAGTTGATTAACGGAATTCTATAAATATGAGATTTGATTGACTAGTTGGGTAAATTCTGATTAGATATTAGAGCAACCAATAGAGCTAGCAATCATTCCCATAGACGCAGTGCCGAGGGCATAGGCACCGGTAGCAAGCGTGCCAAAGATAGCTGAGAGTGCAGCGACATCTGTAGACGCTTAATTGTAGGTATTCACACCTACAGAAGCCAAATTATTCAAGTCCCGCTTCATATCTGTATATTGAGTTTAAGCATTCTTGAGCTTATAAGTTACATCTTTTAAGAAGCTTGGATTGGATTTCTGGGCAGCTCGTAGCATGGTATCACTGGAAACAGTTTCGAAAGCTGCTCGAGCGTTGGGATCACCAATAGGGGTCGGTTTAACGTCAAAAAAGTCCTTATTCTTATTCGGGATGAATTCAATGTTCATATGGATATCGAATCGATAGCTGGTACTTGCTGGGGCTCCAGAAATAAGGACAGTACCGAGAATGCCAGTTGGTGAGGAAGTGTTAAAGGTGAGATGAGTGGGATCAAGTGGCGAATAGAGCCATGTAACAGGCGATAGTGCTTGGACTGTCTTAGCGTCATAAGAATCTCTTATAACATCCCAATCCTTAAAGCTATCAGTACCAGAAGAATTGATAATAGAGGTTGCAGTGGTCATGGTTCCTGAGAGAGTAGTAAGTGGGGCAGTAGGGGTAACAACGATGCAAGCACTCACAGTTCGCGCAGAAAAACCAGTGACAGGAGTTACAGCTGTAAAAGGGTTAGCAAATGTGTTTGCGGCGGCGCCGAGAGTACCATCGACTAAATTCACGGTATTGTAATAAGTAATGAAATTACTAAGGGTCAAATATGGTGAACAAGACAAAGTGAGGACCAACGAACCAGTTGCATTAGTAGCAATCTCTACAGTATTACGTAAGTGGCAAACAGCAGTATGGTTGACGAATGGTCCAGGAATTCGTGCACCTGTGACATTTATGGGATCTCTCAAACTGAGCATCCACTGAATCATAGCTAAATGGTGTTCACGTAACACTGGTGGTTCAGCAGACTAATTAACGGAAACAACCCTTTACCTCTAACGCGGCTAACGGTTTTATCTTCTGCGTTGCAGAGGTGGTTGATTCCTACGGGTCTATCTAACCCGTCTTCTTTACCTTCTTTGATTTCTACGTTTATTAACAGTAACAGGAATATTTATCATTTTTGGTTATATACACCCAACACAAGTTGGGAATGACGGAGTGATTTACTATATAGAACCAACAGACATTGGAAAGAAGACAGGTTAACCTATAGTGACAACTGAGCTAAATTGCAGGAAAAGGCTAACCACCTGACTTGGTGTAATTTTCAAAAGCACTGAGAAAATGGGTATTATCTAACTATCATACGGAATAATCGATGTAGAGTATGATTTATGCTCCCACAACTGATTAGCGATCGAAAAAGCTCTCCCAATACGCAAGCGGCAATTGGCGACTAATTGCATCAAAATCGATATTTTACTTTAGTAGAGCATAGATTAACCACATAAATAGCTGTGACATTGGGGAGATGGTGCTAGAGAACGAGCAGTTCCAGACCAGTAATTCGAGCTCGCAAGAAATTTGATAGGATGACGAACTTACTAGACACCTAGTTGGGTTTTAAAGAAAACCTTCGAGATAAATTGACAAAATGTAGTATCTACATTTGGTGGATCAATTTCTCTGCCAAGCCATTCAGTGGGATCATTGCCAGCCCATTTGAGAGAAGAAGCAAGCGCATCATAAACGGGTTATTGGAAATGCGGAGCACAGAATAATACTTAGTCATCACCACTAACGAGTGGGCGAATATCAGATTCGAGTGTGAGAAGACCATCTTGACGATAAGTGTTGATCTTCCTAAGATAAAAATTCAAATAAAGGAGAATCTTGAAAGTATTAGACCAGGTTGTAGCGGGATCACCGCTTTATAGCTGACCATGAACTGTATATTTGAG